GGATCAGATCAACCCGCAGGTAAATCAGGGCGATCCAAAGGAGAACTCGGCCGGTGATGTGGCCTTAGAAATGTTAGAGCGGCTCTTCCTCGCAACGGGAGGGGCCGGAGCCGTTTGGGATGCTCTGTCTCGCTCGGCGGTCCTTCGTTGCCTTCGTTCAGGAGCGGACAGAGATAGCTTCTGGCACAAATTTGACCGTGACCTTATCGGTGGTCGCTGGTCCGCGCAGTCCCCTACTGTGCGTGGAGCTTATACCGATCCTCTCCGCGCTGAGACTGTTCCCGAGGTCTCGCGCGTTGCCGAACGTCGCATCGGGCCCGCCGGCCCCGTGAACCGCGTCGCTTGGTCTCTCCCTGCCTGGGCGAACTGCAGGCTCGGGGTGGAGGGGGTGAAATGGGAGGCGGCGGCGGCCGCCCAAGCTGCCAACTTCGACGCTGGGTTCCATAGAGCGACGGGGGAGGACAAAACTGGAGTCGTGAGATGGGCCTACGACTACGTTAAAACTGTGCCCGTTCTTTATGCTTCCTGGGTTTGGGAGCTCTACATCGACTTAGCCGGCCGCGGCGGCGCTTGGGTCGGGGGACTTGGTTCCGTTCCGCTCGACCGTGCCCCCGACGGACCCGGAAGGGCGATGTGGTTGGCTGAAAACCCGGGGGGTCTTTCTTTTCCCCCTTCTGGTGTGGTCTGGGGGGGGGATGCGGTAGGATGGGGTGCCCGTAGGCCCTTCCTTCGCAGGGAGGAGGGTGCCGAAGGTGGAGCTCGGTTGCCTCCCTACGAGGGCGTTAGGGTCTTTTTTGTGCCCCGCGACGCCATCCCTGCTGCCGCTTCTTCTCCTCTTCTTTCTCGTTCTGGTCTTGCGGGGGGTGACGTTCCAGAGGGTACGTCGCCGTACCCTGAAATTTTTGTCTCTCGTTGCAAGTCTGCCCCGTCCCTCTTTGAAGACGTCGTTCGTTTAGCCTCCGCCGCTGGTCGGCAGGGGATTTTCCACTCTAAATCTATTGCCATGGTGCTCCCTTGGCTTTCTTCTGACCAGCTCGTCACTCTTTTGGGCTCGGTTTTTCTTTCCTGGAGACTCGGCATGGGGGTCCCCCTCCGTGAGTTTGGTGCCCACGTTCAGGCTACCGGACGCGGGGGAACTCGTGATTTGCCTCCCATGGCCTGCCCTTCCTCTGACTGGTCTGGTGCCTTACGCCTTCTTGCTAATGATCGTTTCAGAATCGGCGACACCACCATCTGGGAGGCGCGTGGTTGTCAGGCTGCTTTGATGGGGTTCCGGGGCGATTGGGAGGCTCGTGTCGCCGTGGAATTGGGTTTGTTGGCGATAGATGGTCCTTCCGTTGTCGGCCCGGTCGGGGACGACCTGGAGCATTCGCTCGTGGCTCTCGGGTACGAATTGGCTCGGTGGGTTGACCGAAGCGTGCAACGCACTGTCGGCCACGGAGACAACGTCTCGCTCGCACGTCGCGGTTCCCCTGTCTATTCCGCCCTCGTAACCGTCTCCACTCTCCTCCCTTCTCTCCACGTGAGCGGGTCTCTCGTGTCTGTCGTGCCAGTCCTGGGCTTTTCCGTTCCTTTGGGACGCCGT